ATCTAGAAAATCTGTTGGCTACTACGGTGTCAACGGTAAGAGTCTTATGGGGTTTAACGCACAGCCCAATGATGTTAGCAAACGCGCTTTGATTGGAGTCAAGAACACAAAAAACCAGACTGATTTAGAAGTGTTGATTTTTTTAGCTCATGAAATTTCCCACACTATTGAGGGGACAAGTAATGCCTATGGTTTTACTAAAAAACCCCAGTGGATGAAGAAACTTTCTGCACACCCAGATAGTAACGTCAGAAAACCTATTCTCGAAGGTAGCTTTAGAGATGTTTTGAATGATGTTATTAAGGATGCTCAATCTAAGGGCGCTACTGAGCAACAAAAAGAGATACTAAAAGAGATTAATTACATTCAGAACCAACTTCTAGTATCTTTTGCCGGTAACCCTGCCGTGGGAAGTGACTACGTAAGGTCTTCTTCTTACCAGAGAAGTTTCTTTGCCAAAATATTAAAAAACACTGGTAATGACTTGAGTAAAAGCGTCCTTACACCAGAGCAAAGAGTTGCGATGAGCAATTATAAAAACGGCATAAGCCAAAGAGGGAAGAATCATCTTGGCTACGTTACCGATGCCGCAGAAGTAGCTGTAGACCCAATATGGGTGTATTTGGCGAACCCCAAGCTAATGAAAGAAGTAGCGCCTGAAACTTCTAGATTAATACAGCAGTATTTCCAAACCCAAAAAAAGGCATTCCCTGTCAGCTTCCATGCTAACCCAATGGCAACAATCCTTGCGATTGTAGTCGCAGGAATGGCGGCAAAGGAGCGAGAAGAAGAGGAGAAACAACAGCCTCCCCAAGGACTCCCCCCAGGTCAAGGGATTCTATCTGTTTAACCCACATAAGGAGAGTTATGTGCTTAATACTAAAGTGATGGACTTAGTGCCATACCTAATAGAAATACAAGAAGTGAAAACTAGCAAACTTCTGTCTTCCTCACAGCGCATTGATGTATTCAAAGAGATGCACTATGAGTTGCCCCCTGAGTTGTTATGTAACTCAAGTGGAGTCACGCGGAAGCTAGTTCAATCAATCCTTGAGGATCACATAGATGACGGAAAGAAAGAAGAGGGCAAAGGCAGAACCCAAGCCCCTGAAGAACCCAAACATGGCAAGAAAAGACAGCTACTTCAAGACTCTGATGTCAACACCGGAGGGAAGAGCGAAAAGAAAGGAGTGGTCAACAAAGCCACGCAAAAACGCAGGAAGACCGAAGGGAGTACCTGACGGCTATCGTAAAGAAACGATTGAACCCTTGCGAGAACAAGCCAAAAAAGACGCAGAGAAGGTAGTCAAAATTATGAGCAAAGAATACAACATTGAAGACGAATATCAAAAAGAAGCCCTAACTACGGCTGTCGAAGTCATGCGCCTTGTAGGCGAGACTAGAGAGCGACTAGCAGCGGCTCGTCTAGTACTGGACTTCACCAAGTCAAAGCCAGTAAGTAAGTCTGATGTCTCTATTTCTAGAGCAGAAGATTTCCTTGCTTCACTATTGCAAGAGGATGAGCAACCCGATGCACAAGAAACTAGCACAGATACGCAAGAGGCTGCTGACTGATTACAGCTTTTACTCTAATGCCGCACTAAAGATACGGACAAAAGCAGGCAAGATATCCCCTCTAAAGTTAAATTCAGCACAGCAAATTTTAGACACCGCAGTAAAAAACCAGATAGCCACCGAAGGTAAAGTCAGAGTCATTATTCTGAAGGCAAGACAGCAAGGTTTGTCTACCTACACTGGCGGCTACCTGTATTACTCTGTGAGCCAGAAGCAAGCCTGTAAGGCAATGGTAATCACACACCATGCTGACTCTACTCGCGCTCTGTTTGATATGACTAAGAGATTCCATGAGCATTGCCCTGATATCTTAAAACCACACACTAAATATAGCTCTAGAAGGGAGATGAACTTTGATGTCCTTGATAGCAGTTATGTGGTTGCGACAGCAGGCGGTGATTCTATCGGACGAGGCGAAACGCTCACTCATGTACATGCTTCAGAGTTGGCCTTTTGGCAGAAAAGCACTGCATTGGATAATTGGAATGGTCTTACTCAGGCCGTACCTAATCATTCTGGCACTGCGATTTTCGTGGAGTCTACCGCTAATGGTGCTACAGGTATTTTTGCTGATCTTTGGCGCGGTGCTGTCGATGGTAGTAACGGCTATGTTCCTGTGTTTATACCTTGGTTTACTGATATTGAGTATCGTGAAACAGTCCCTGAGAACTTTGAAAGGACTCCTGACGAAGAAGACTTAGTTGACCTCTATGATCTAGATGATGGGCAGCTAATGTTTAGGCGCAGGAAGATTGCCCAGAACGGCCTTGACCTCTTTAGACAAGAGTACCCTAGTGAGCCAGATGAAGCCTTTTTGACTACTGGACGGCCTGTATTTAACCCTGATCAAATTGTGAAGTCCTTAGATAAAACTATAGACCTAAAAGAGCGACTAGCTCTGGAAGGTGGAGAGTGGGCTAACAATGCGCGTGGTGAATTAAGTACTTACCGTAAACACGTAGAGGGCGAACAGTACGTTATCGGTGCTGATGTCGCTATGGGCGTTAGAGGCGGTGACTATTCTGTAGCACAGGTCTTGGACTCCAAGAAACGACAAGTAGCCACTTGGCGAGGCCATGTACACCCTGATTATTATGCAGAGATACTGTATGCCTTGGGTGAGTACTACAACGAAGCCTATATCTGTGTAGAGAACAACTCTCACGGCATCCTGACCTGTACTAGGTTAGGTAAGGATATGGCTTACCCTAACTTCTACACTGAAACTCAGATGGACAAGCTCACAGACCGTGAGACAACAAAGCTAGGTTTCACTACAACTTCTAAAACAAAACCCTTGATTATCGACCAACTCAGAGCCGCCATGCGCGAGGAGACGTTGGAGCTTAATTGCAAGGTCACGCTCCGCGAAATGCTTACCTATATCGTCACAGAAAGTGGCGCAATGCAGGCAGAAGCAGGGTGTTATGACGATTGTGTCATGGCATTAGCGTTAGCGAATCATGTACACACTGGTGCTTGGACTCCAGTTGAATCCACAGACTCATTCTATATTGAGATGGTTTAATTATGGCAAAGAAAAAAGACTACAAGAAACTCTCTGACACAGAGATAGTCGCTCTAGTAGATGACAATGTTGGACGATCTGTCGGATACCACGATAGCGAACTCAGCCGTGAGCGATCCAATGTAATGGAGTATTACACTGGCGCAAAGCCAAAGCCAATTCACGATGGTAACTCCAAGTATGTATCTCTAGATGTGTATGACGCAGTTTCGGCAATGACCGCAGCTTTACTCGAAACATTCTCTAGCGGCAACAAGATTGTCCATTTCTCACCGCAAGGTGCAGAAGATGTGAAGATGGCTGCGGTTTGTTCTGAGTACACAGATTATGTAGCTCACCGCCAAAACGACCTGTACTCGATTATGTCATCAGTTATTTTTGACGGCTTAATGGCTCGCGCTGGGATATGTAAAGTCTTCTGGCAAGAGCAGACTGAGACTACTTCAGAGTACTTTGAGAATATCACTGAGAATGAGCTAGACGTAATCCTCTCCCAAGACGATGTTGAGCTTGGTGAGCATGAGGAAGATGAGCTAGGTCTACTTTCAGGAGAAATTCTGGTTACTAGAGATACAAGCCAAGTAATCATAGAGAACATTGCTCCAGAAGAGTTCTTAATCGAATCACAGCCAAAGTCTGTGGAGAGTGCATTGTTTTGCGCCCATCGAACTAAAAAGACTCTCTCTGAACTACGCCTTGATGGCTACTCAGAGAAACTAATAAATAAGATCGGTGATCATAATGATGTCACTATGGGAACAGACTTAGAAGTGCTGTCGCGCCATGATTCTATCAGTAACGACAGGGGCTTTAATGCCCACGGCTACCAAGACCAAGTAAGAGAAGTAATGGTCTATGAAGTCTACATGGAAATGGATTGTGAGGGATCGGGAGTTGCAGAACTCTATAAGATAATAAAAGCCGGTAACGTGCTTCTCGATAAAGAGAAGGTTAATAGAAAACCATTTATTACGTTTGTTCCACTGCCGATTCCTCACGCCTTTTACGGTAACAACTTTGCTGACAAGCTAGTGGCTACCCAGAACGCAAGGACAGTACTTACTAGGTCTATCCTAGATCACGCGATGGTTACTAATAACCCTAGATACACCGTACTCAAAGGTGGTCTAAGTAATCCTAAAGAACTGATCGACAACAGAGTAGGTGGCTTAGTAAACGTCACTCGTCCTGATGCTATTGCGCCAATGATGCAAGCACCTTTGAACCCCTTTACCTTCCAACTTCTAGCGACACTCCAAGAAGACAAAGAAGAGACAAGTGGAATCAGTAGTCTAAGCCAAGGCTTAAACAAAGATGCTATCTCCAAGCAAAATTCGGCTGCGATGGTT